GTTGACTACCCGATGCTGGAAGAATTCCGCCACCAATAGGCATGATTACCTCCGAAGAAAATTAAAAAAATAGCCCCTTACAAACCAATCGGGCGTGGATTCTTACGCAACTCGTTCAGAGCCTGCGCTGCGTTCTCCCGCGCTGCCGCAACTGGATTCTTCATGTAGCCTTTCAAGTCCATACGGGACATGACAGGCGTAGGATAACCAGAAGGCGTAGGCGCAGCAGACTGCTTCATCCACTGCCAATAATCTGCCGCAGTTTCGTGATTCGCAATACCTTTGTCCACCATAATCTTTTCGATCTCCGCAATGTCTTGGTCTGTACCAGCAAGACCTTTCTCTTTGATCGCATTACGACGACGAGCCAACTCCTCACGTGCGTCTTTCTCACGCAGTTTGGCCTCCAGACTTTGCACGCGCTTTTCAGCAACAGACAAAGCCTGATTGGTACGCTCCTCAATCTCAATCTCAGGAACTGGCAGATCAGGATGCACCTGCTTGGTCAACTTCAAAAACTCACGACGAGTCTTTGGGTCTTCCGACAAGCGCTTAGAGAGCGCTGCTAGTTCTGTGATAGCGTCTGACGACAGATTTTCTAAACTCATAGTTAGCCCCTATTTGAGTTAAGTTAAATGACCTTCTTTCCACCAACTTTGTCAAGGGTCATTGCATTGCGCTTGCCAGTTTTGGAAGCGTTGCTCAGACCGCCAAAGTGGGCGAATCGAGGGGTGTTGACAATTTGACCGTTTTGCTGCGAATCGTCAGTGGGACGACGGGGTTGCAGCGAACCTTTAGGCTTAAAGAGTTCCATTTCTGCTCCTAGATGGGTAAGGGGGGCTGGTTCATACCAGCGATAGGCGCACTTGCTGCTTCCCGCTGCCCAGGCGTAGCGCCACCAGCCTGAGGCAAGGTTTGAATCAACTGCATAATCTCTGCGGGGATCAATTGGCGAGTCTCAGATTCACGCTCACCAAACTTGGCTGTGATCTTGGTCACAATATCGGCAATTGCCTCACCCTCATCACTGTCAGGGCCAAAGGCAGTCATGGCCTGTTGCAGCATGTCAAGCGCCATCATCACATTCAACCGTGCCTGCTCTTGAACTCCCTTCTGGGGTTCTGGCGTAGACATAGGCGAAGCCATAGGCGCAGTGGACATTCCCTGCTCAGAAGGTGGGGGCGTAGGCGTGTCTTCAGCGTTCGCAGCCTTTGCGTTCTTCTTCAACATTGCCATCATGTCTTTATCACTCATTGCCACAGTGTAATCTCCTATCGCAAGCGTACCATAGATATGAATTACCTATGATGTCAAGCAAAAAAAGGGGCAAAACGCCCCTTTGTTACTTATTACTTGCGTTTGGTGTCACGCTTCATAGGTTTTTTCATGGGTTTGGGCATTTTTCCGTACATAGGTCACCTTGAATAGTTGCGAACATTGGAAAATCTCTGTGTACCACTGCGTAACGGCTGGCGGTTGTACGACAGAGAGGGTGGTTGGCGCTCGGAACTCGTAGAAGCCTCTGTTGCGCGAGGCTGATCTCCACTTTTCAGCATAGAACCAGCGTTTTGACTAGCCATTAGACTGCTCCTTCGGGTTGCGGTTGCGCCTGGGCTTGCATTGCTTGCATGGCAGCTTGATTTTCCTCTGCTTTTTTGACTTCATCAATCAAAATCTCCTTCATCGGAGGCTCAAGCAGGTCAAGCAGGCGTGATTTACTGATTGCGCCAGCTTGGAAGAGGTTAAATGCAAGGTCACGCATGTCTTCCATGAAGATCGGGCTATTGCTATGTGCGTCTACCTTAACGATAAAATCGCCTGTGAACTGCTTGGCAATGAACTTATTGCCGTTATCGTCTAAGTAAACCGTGTCATCGTACTGCTGCATGAGGCGTAGATACATTGTAGCCACCTTCTCAAGCGCATCTTCTACAATCAAAGCACGCTTTTTGGCACGTGAAGCGCCTAGTCTGGCTAGTTGGGAGGCGTGTCCAGCACTGCGAACACCCGATTCTCCACGTCCTTGCAGCACAGAAACGATGCCAGATGCCTCTTCAAACATGCCATCAATCTGTGCAATCTCTCTAAACAGGTCATTCGGGATGTTTGGCGCTAGTTCTTGCACCTTGGCGTTAGGCATATCGGTTGCTAGGAGGCCACCAGCACGGTTAAGTGCAAAGTTTTTCTCATCCAGCAAGCCAGTAAAGCCAGTTAATGCCTTGGGAGGCGCTACTTGTTTGTCTAGCAAGTCAAGAATCTGGGACATACGCTTGTTACGCATGTCTTGCAGGAACACTAAGCGTGATACTTCGCTCTGTCCCCAGTAGTAATCGTACTGTGGGCTAGGACAAACCTGGATAAATGGCTGCTCGCCTTGCAAGAACATGCTTGCAGCAGGGCGGTCATAGATGACTACCATTGGTTCTGCAATGGTGACGCAGATGTAGTCATTGATCTCATCGTCAAACACCCAGAGTTCGTACATCTTGACCGTGGGTTCTGCGATACGAGGCACGTAAGTGTTGTATCCAGACAACGACATCTCTACGTTGCCGTTGATGGTTGGATCAACTGCGCTGGTGACGATTCTTTCGACACCTTGCGGATATTCTTTAGTCTCTTGTTCGGCAGTGGCGATACGCTCAATGATCTCATCGCGCCTGGGATGGCTATAGAGGCGTGAGTACAACTCTGATTTGGTCATGTAATAGACCTGAATCATGGCCTCTTGGCGGTCTGTGTAGGGCGTATCCTCACGCAGCACACCAAAGGTGCTTGGCTCAATCATGTAGGGATGGATGCCATTACGCCAGACGAGCTTAACAAACGTCGAGTTATAGCAAAGCGCCCAGTTCAAGCAGTTAGAGAAGACCTGATCTGCGTTTGAGTTTAGCCAGTAGTCATTGAGCGCCTTGACCAGAGGGCGCACCATCGCGTGCATGGCCTTAGGCTCGGAGGCACCAATCTGGATACTGAATCGGGTGGTCTCGGCTGAGTACATGAACGAGGCCAACTGATCAATATGCGGGTAAATCTTGTTATAATGAGCAGGCGGTTGATCAATCCCACTACCAAATAGGAAGTAGGATCGCAGGGAGGCGTATTGTGCGCTGCGTTCATTCAACGACACCATGCACTTTTGGTGCAGTTCGATGAAAAACTCTTGGCGCTCTAATGGGTCTGATGGGATTCTCATGGATTGATCTTCAGATTTTGATGGTCAGCAATGTATGAACCAGTCTTTGGGCCACTTAGTTTTGCTCCAGATTCCTTCAAAGCCCCAATACCGCTAACATTCTCTCCAGCAACAGGGCGCAGGTTGAACCCACCAAGATCACCAGGGCTTCCCCAACGAGGCGCAAACGGGTTGTTCTGTAACGCATGACGTGGCGGCTGCGCCTCTCCCTCTCGCGTGGACTTAATATCCGTCATCTTAAAATCTGACGCAAGTTTTTTCAGTGTACTGTCATTGTGCTTGGTTGTGTCACTTTTCATCGCAACAGGCTGCAAAAACACAACCTGCACATCCGTGCAGCCATGCGGACAGACTGGCTCACGTGCCTCAAAGTATCCGTGTGCAGGACACTTGTAATCATTCAATACACTCATCATTAGCCCCTTTGTTTGTTAAAGATAGTATTGCCACTAAAATTGTATCGGTTAACAGGGCCAATGTTAAGACTGGCACCTGATCCAGACAGGGAGATGCTGTATCCCTTCTTGAGTGCTGGCTTTTGTTCTTTGCGTGGGTGGTAGTCGAGCATACGTTCTCCAGTGATGGTGAGTCTCAAGCCTGCTTCTCCAGTCTCTAGGGCGAGCAGGGCTTTGGAGAGTTTGCGTTGGGTTAGCTCTGTAATGACCATCTTTTGTTCAAAGAACATCTTTTTAAGGTTGCGATAGTCAATGCCTGCAAAGCGGGAGAACTCTTGGATAGAGAATCCTCTTTTGCGGTTAGAGCGCATAGCGGTCATGCGTTGTTTGATTTCTTCTATCGTAAGTACTTTAATCATTTAGAAACCCAATGCCTTGAGGTAGCTACCCACTTGGCGTTGCACTTGTGCCTGACCGCCAGTGGTTTCTGACTCTGCGTCTTGCAGTTCTTTCTGTTGGCGGGTAATGCGTGCCTGGATGAGTCTGGGTTGTACTTGTTCAGCGTAGGCAGCGATGGCAAGGGCTGATGCAATTACTCTATCGTCTTTGGCTCTTCCATAGGCAGCAATGGTGCCTTGGTCACGCACGATGCCTTTCATCTCGTCGATGCACTCTTCTGAGTAGATGTTGCACATGCCGCGCTCAAAGTAGTCTTTCAGGTAGTTGAGCATGCGTTCTTTGCTGCTATGGGTCGTTACCCATCCGATGCTATTGGATATGCCAAAGGAGTCATTGCGTCTCCAGAGGTAGTGTTGCATATTGCCAAGAACGTCGTAGAGTTGTTTGGCATCACGCTCTTGTAGAACAGAGGCTTGACGTTTCAGGTTACGCATCTCATTGATGACTGCTTGGCCTGGGCCATTGACTTCCAGATTGAGGGTAGAGTTTCGATATGCGCCAGCGAGATAGCAGATCACCCAGGCAAATTGAAATGTGTTTAACTCATGGGTACAGAACTCAGCGACTTGATCCAATCCATCGGCATAGCATCGGAACACCTGGACGCAGAAGCGATCAGCCCAGTCTGAGGAACCGTAGGCGGGGTCAGCACCAATAACGTAGTAGGCGCTGCTCACAGGCTCTTCCCAAATCTTCATCGTCGCCAATCGTGGCGTACTCTTTAACAACTGGGTGTCTTGGAAGTTGGCACCCATACTGAAGCGGTAGGAATCGTAGTCAATCCCTTTGGCAATCTTCATCGAATCCGTACAACGTGCGGTAGAGAAGAAGGATGTACCCGTCATCACAAAGGCGTAGTCTTCAGTGGGTGGGAACTCTTGGAACATGAGTCCCTCATCCTTCAAACCCTCATGCAACTTCCAGCGCCACCAAGCAATCTGGCGACTGTTGATCTCTACGCCATATATCTTTTTGATATCTTTTGTCCACTCCTTTTCTTCGGCACTGAGCTTGCCATCCCAGTAGACCTTGTAGACATCCGACTTAGGGTCAGCAGAGTAAAACTGGTTTCTCCACCAGCCAACAAAGATCGCCCTCTGCGTCCTCGCCCTCTTAGCCGTTACCCACATGTCGTGAAACATATTGAAGCCACGCGCGGTACTCTCAAACATGTAGTAGCGCAATGGGTTGGTTTCAGCCAAGGAAGCCAGCAGAGAGGCTAAGCCCTCCTCATCCCCCCAGGAGGATGTCTCAGTACCGTGCAGGAAGGTGATGCCTTTACCGCGCCCGAGAGAGCCTTTAGATCGCAGTCCTGCAACTTGGTAGAACATTCGACTTCTGTTCTTGAGAACCAACTGGTTGCGGTTATGGCTAACAAGCGGGATTTTGTACTCTTTGGGCAGTCCATCCATGTACATTCCCAGGGTGCTTCTGAACTGCTCACGGTTCTCCTCCGTATCCGTTGTCAACGTACCCTGCATGCCAGGGTGAATAAAGTGCCAATACAGATCAAGCGCCAGACTGATCGTCGTGATCCCTAGCTGCCTACCCTTTAACACAATAAAAAAATGAATGTCATCAGCTAATCCCTTAGCCACTTCATCCATCACATAAGTCTGCGTGCCTAGCAACTGGTTGCCCAAAACAACCATGCCCTGCTCCTTAGACTCAATCTTTAAGTTCTGACAGAACTGATAAAACTG